CTCTTTTCTGAGATACATTCGTAGTCATTCGTAAGGCGAACAACTCGTTTCTACAATGGCGAACAGCAGTGCCGATGGTTCGGCACCCTTCGCACGAACGTCCGATCGTGTGAAAGTGGTTAGTCCAGAACAGATCTGTCTGGGCTATTCGGACGCGCTAGCTCGTGGTCTTTGCGTCGTGATTGATCATCACGGCGCGAGTTCAGAGATCCAGAAGAATCTAACTGAACAGATCAAAGACTATTTGAAGACCTCTGACACGGCTGTTTGGTTCAAGAGAGCAAAATATCTCCTGACCCAACCAATGTCTGTCTATCTCAAAAACGAGCTTCCTACTCCTCCTCCAGGACCAACACTGAAGTTCTCTGGTCCCTTTAATCGTTGGATGCGACCCAGGATTAAGTCTTTCAATCGTCGTAATACCCATCTTTGGTATTCATGGCTCCAGGCTAAACGTGGAGCAGATGCTCTTGACATGTCTATCGTCCAGAGCACCTACGATAAGCACTTTGAGACTCTCACCCGAGAGGATCATGGTGATGAAGAACTGATCGACGAGATTCTGAGAAATCCCGCATTTGACGAGGTCCTCACGAATTCTGCAAATGCAATTTGCAAAAAACTTGAGCACTCTAAGGACTATAAGGAGTTCAGTGGTTCCACATCCGCCTGTTTCGAGATGCGAAGACTCGACGGTGGTCAAGCCGGTCTGCTTCGTGGCGTAACGAACTTGTTGCTCTACGAGCACTCTATCTCAACAACGATTCTCTTGAATATGGAGGATCGTCACGGTGTATTGTTCCGTGGCCGTCGTATTTCCACGGCTGTCATTGAGACAAGATCCCCTGATCTTTTCTATCAGTGGGGTGAGCTTGACTATCGAAGTGAAGAACGTTTCGAATCTGGGAATATCGCCTGCTCTATTCAAGCTGTTCTCGAACCATTAAAAGTTCGGGTTATCAGTAAGGGTCAGGGCCTGCCGTACTATCGCGCTCGGGTCATTCAGCGCGCTATGCACGATACGCTACGTGATCAACCCTGGTTCAGACTCATCGGGAGACCGATGTGTCCGACAGACTTGATGGATCTCAGGAAAAAGGCGAAACCTGGCGATATGTGGAACTCTATTGACTATTCGGCTGCTACAGATGGACTCAGTTGGAGATATTCTAGGGCAATTCTCATAAGACTACTTCTTACACGACCCAAGGAGCTTGATCTGGCTCTTCGGGTTCTGGGACCACATGATCTTTGGTATCCAGTTAGACGTGGGAAGAAACTTGTCTGGGAATTTCGGGGAATCCAACAGAATGGGCAGCTGATGGGCAGTATCCTCTCCTTTCCGATACTCTGTTTGGCAAACCTGGGTCTCTGTCTCTATGCAAAGCGTGGCTCGACCGCTGATGATTTTCTGATCAACGGCGATGATGCTGCGTATGTTGGGGACGAAGAGACTTGGGCGCGCCACGTTGAACTAGGGAAGCGAGTCGGACTCGAAATGAGTGTCGGTAAAGCATACCGACATCGTTCTTATGTAAACATTAACTCTACATGTTTTCATTATGACCTGAACGATTCTGACTCGACTCCTTGGCAGATCGACTTTCTTAATGTCGGTTTGATACGTGGACAGGGTAAGGTGTTAGAGAAAAGAAGAGAGGAACTTGGTTGTGCCGAAGATCATAGAGATGATCTCACCACCTACGTTTCGAACATCAACCGCATCTTGGAAGGTTCCTTACCAGGACGCGAATGCCGACTTCTCGCAAAGATCTTGAGCGAGCATCACAAGGAGATCAGTGATGAGTGTAAAGTGACGATCCAAGCACAGAATCGTCTTTACGTAACCTCTCGGAACTTGTTTCTTCCGAAGAGTGTCGGTGGTATGGGTGTTCGAGCACCTCCAGGATTCAAATGGGAGGTTCGTAGGTCTGACCAACTTATTGCGTACGAATGTGCTCCGCCTGTATATCTCGTGGGAGACAACCCATGGGGCATTCGGGCTTCTTCACCTTACTTACCTCCGTGGTCTAACCGGAAGGTGAAATTAAGGGAGAAGATCGTTCGCGTAAGTAAACATGGTCTGTCGGAATTGATTTCGAAGAGAAATCTGATCCGAGGTCTTTCTCCGTTCTACGGCAAACGGCCGAGTGAGGTTGTGGACCTTCTGGATGTCTGGGAAGGATCGACTTGTTTGAATCCTAGGCCGATCCTGGATAGTGATCAGTGGAACGAACTCGTTCTCGAAGCCGAAACATCTCCCGAGTTTAGAGAACTTATTCGGTGTGATGTCCCGGAGGACGAGCGTTTCATTGAGAACTGAGCGCGCCCGAGGGCATGGTGTCCGTAGCGAACGACCCAAAACGTTGACGATGTCTGCTTCCGCTCGGAGAGGCGGAGAGAACTCTCATCGTCGTAAAGATTTACGTACTAAGAGACGTCTTTAGCCAAGCGTTTCGGAACGTCGAGAGACTGCACGGGTCGACGGTTAGTAGCTATGGATGAACAGTCCAGGTACTTGTACTGCACACCATACAACAAGTATTCTCCATGAACCATGCCGAACTCGCACAAAGCAGCTCGAGCACAACGAACGGCGCGCAGTCGAAAGACGGTTCGCGCCCCTTCTTACGAAACCTCGTCGAAAACGAACAAGATCGACGAGATAGTTCGTATCGGCAAGGGTCTGCTGCCTCATGCAGCGGACGCCGCCGAATTCGTTCTCCCCTTTACTCCTCTAGCGCCTCTTGCGCCCGCCTTGAAGGGTGTGCGGAAGGTCCTTGGTTTTGATGAACGACGAGTCCTTGGCTCTGCGCCAATGTCGGGAATCGGACAGGACGGTGGAACTATCATTCAGACGATGAATGCACCGAGCGCTTTTGCACGCCAGCAGCTGAAGACTGGGCTCCGAACCCTTCAAACAGGTTCGGACTCTCAGCTGATGTGGGTGTGCGATCTGACAAATATCGTTTATATGGACGTCGAGGACGGCACACCGGTGTATACACCGAATGTGTTTGAGATTAATCCATTGAATGATATTTTGTTCCCAGGATTCTATACCCAGTTCGAGGATTGGGAGCGTTGGCGTCCGCTGGAGATGATTCTCCACTACGTCCATTACGCTCCGACCTCTGAGACTGGTGCGGTTTGTCTTGCCGCAAACTTTGACCCCGAAGGCGATGAGTCTGCCTACGTTTTCGGGAACTTCGAGAAGATATCGACGCTGAACCATTCGGCTGTCGGATCGATCTACGAAGATTTCTCTCTCCAGGTCCAATCGGACATCTGGAAAGAAGGTCAGTGGTTGTATAATGATCCCACCGTCGATACGGTGAGCGATGCGCGTTTGAACAACGCAGGTTCCATCGCTTGGGCTACAGACGCCGGCCAACAGGCCGGAACTCTCAACGTTGGGTTCTTTTACGTTGAGATGCTCTTTGAAGTTGCCGGTCGCCGTGTACCTTATGCGGCGAATGGTATCTCCAGCCGTGTTCTCCGTCTCGGGAAGTCTCTCAAGACGAAAGAAGAACGTGAGGCGTATTTGGACCTTGCAATGAAAGCTTGGCGTGAAGCCGCTTCAAAGGACCTTGCAATATACGCGCCCAAACGGTCGGATCCGGTCAAAGAGGTCTGTAAGATCAGAGAGAAGTACCGGAACGATGAGAAGGATCCGCCTTCCGCTGCTCCTGCTACTCCTGTGAGTTCAACACGTCTTCCTAAGAAGTAGACGTGCACCACAACCCCGCGCCCCAAAAAGGGCAATACCGATGACAATATCGAACCACCACAGGTCGGTTCGACGGGGGACGTCGTGGCTTCCAAAGGGACGCCTGGAAGATATACAAGCCATCAGACTGTGAGCTAGATGGTAGGAACTTGATAATCTTCTTGGACTGCGTGCAGCAGTCAGATCTTGTTGATTGTGACAGTTCGTCTGTCTACAAGACGGAATCCTTCGGACTCGGTCAAGTGTCCGGAATATTCGTCCGCTGTTAGGACAGTACAGCTGATCCACAAGATCACGGGTAGAATTCTAGTGTTGGTTTCGTCGAGCTCTATCAGTTCTTGACGCAGAGGCCGG